GTCCATGTGGGGACCACCAGATTTACGATTAGATCGTATGTCTACACCACTTCATCCCAACCCGTGACCAGACCAAAGGGGCTTCTGCCCCGAGTAGTCTTCACGACGGATTAAGCATCTCTCTCAAGTTGAACTTGAGGAATGCTCTTGGACTGCTTTCTGTACTACCTATCAAAGGTAGGAAGGATAGATTGTCGTTCATGTCTGTGTGTGGGAACTCTGCTCTCACGTTCACATACTTCTCTCCGGGCCATGTTCTTTTAGGACATAGCTCGTAGTCTGCATCTTCTATTTTCTGCTTACCAAGATAACTGGTGGCAGCAATATTTAAGTCGTTGTCCCTTTGGAACATCGGTCTTCCCCTCTTGTATCCCCTATTCACGTCTGTGTTTGGATTCCAGTACTCCTGCCATCGTTGTGATGAAAGGATTTGGTTGGCAGTGCTATGCACTGTTTCCCAGCCAGCTTTCCTGGCCAGCTTCTTGAGCGCAAAGCGTCTCTCACCGGCTGGTGCCTTTAGAGGAATATCCTCAAGGTCACATTTGGAGGTGTACTCCTCGATCAGCTCAACATATGTGTCATATGCTGAACTTTCTTCTACTACCAATCCTCTAGATAGGTTATCAGAAGTTGCCCACCTCGTCAAGAGGTTGGCAGCCTTACGGTCGCCGTGAACATCACGCTCGACAATAAGAGCCTTATGGGCTGGGGTAATCCCCGCCCAAAGGTCTACTGGTTTCACAAGTTCCAGACCAAGCCCACCCCACACTGTTGGCAAGAAGACAGAGTCTGTCTTTGCCAGGTAATATTGCATATTACGCAAGAAGAGTAACATTACTTTATTTGCGTGCCATCCATGCTCAGCCCAGAAGGCCTGCTTGGTTAGCTCACGAGCCTTGCCATAGGCAGGATTCGTGTCTTGGTCTCCCCTTCCAGTCTTCTGTTCGGGGGAACACAAGCGGAGCTTGACACAGTCAAGCTTTGCCGAGTCTGGGCGGTCCGGTTCAACCGAGCCACCTGGAATTAATATCTCTTCGCAGTATTTAACTGCGTAGGGACTAACAGCCCAGTCCCCAGGGACCAGCGTAGTGTGGTGAATCTTGTCACGATAAGTGATTAGGTTCTTGAGTCTGTCGTCGGCGTCAATTTGATCGTCTCCGGCAGTAGCAAAGAAGCTACCAGTTGACCCAGTCAAGCGGTTTGCAATCTTTGTTAGTAGAGTCAGGATGCTCTTAGCACCCGGCTCCCCCATGAGGATTCCCCTCTGGGTTATGAAGGGACCATCAATGATGTCGTCCTTCGAAGGAACTACCTCCCTAGGGGAGGCCAATAGATCCAGGTAAGACGTCAAGTATCTTGAGGTCGAACCAAGGGCATCTAGAATCTTGCGAAAAGCAAGTCTTGCGTGTTCGTGAACTATATGGTCGGTGGCTTCTGTGAAGTCTCCGGTCATTATCCATTTTGGGACAGTCAGTAACTGAAGTCTCTTGGACATTTTGATCCATTCGAACCCCTGGAATCCAGAGGATAAACCCGCCTTTAGGTTGGGATCGAATTCTAGAATTGCTTTCATGCAATGGCCCCACGGTTGCCCGTAGGTAACAAGAGCTGCTTCCGACTTTGTCGCAATACGCACTTTATTGCCTGGCTCACCAATCGCTACGCGTATCACGCGCGGTGGTTTCGAACCAAGGCTTCCGTCCTCATTCAGGATTTCATCCTTTACGAGTGTATCGAAAGCCCAGCAAAACATTGTGAACGCTGTGCGCTCATCTTCAGTGTCTTCGAATCGTTCTGTGAACAATCCGTCGCTAATCTTTTGAGGCTCTGCCGCGGGGGCTGCAAAGCCCTCGGGATACACAGTATCCCGCCGCGGTACACCCTCAATGACTTGGTACTTGTCCCCAGTGGGAAGCTGTACTATCTTAGTCACTTCTGAACATTCTTCTAGCCATTTCGTAGTCTCTTTGAGAACATACGTACGGCGCCCTCCCTCACTTCTCGTTGCTTCATAGCACGATGAGTTGGAGATTGAAAC